GGTCGTTGCCCCATGAAGCCTTGTCGCCATTTGTGGTGTACAATGGTCGATTCCTTCCAAACAGAGATGTGAGTTTAGCAGCTCACGGTATCCAGGAAGGAGATACCCTTCACTACGACCTTCGTGGTCGTCTTCGTGGAGGAAACAGCTCTTTTGAGCACAGTTGGGAAACAGCTATTTCCCGTCTTGAGGCTATGCCTCGTATGGACTTTTCCCATCGTCTGATGAGCCTTCAGGGCTCAGATTCGGATGGTGAGTTTGTACACAGCATTTTGTCTCGGCTGCGGCTAGACACTCCTGTCGAAACCGTCGCCCTCGTGGAGGATGTTGTCCTCCTTACTGCTCAACTTTGTAGAGCTCGCGGTGTTACAGACATTATCCTCGCAGCCTTGGTTTTCATCAAGCTCCGTACAAATGGCTCCTTGCTGCACAACAGCATGACCATGGTCAAAGCATTCATTGCTGAGACCTTTCCAGAGGAGATGCAACTCCAGTCATCTGTTGACGAATGGGTTGCGGGTGTCACCAACTTCCGCTCTCTTTTCACTAAGTGGGAAGAAGTGAAAGAAACCACCATGGCTAAGAAAGTCATGAAACTTGGTACTTACCTTGTTGGTTACGGTTGTTTTTCTGCCGTGGGCCTTGAGCCCTCTGAACATGCTGCGAAGCTTGCTGATACCGCAAAAGCCAACCCTTGGAAGCACTCTAGTTTCCTTCTCCACTTGATCGACACTTTGTCGTTTACGCTACAGCGTAGTCTCATTTTTATGAAGACTGGAGATTGGAATTCTTTCCTCCACGGACCCAAGACCTACGGGGATTGGTTTGACGCTTGCATGAAAGTTAAGCGTGAAGCTCTTGGCTTAGGCAACCTCAATGCACATGACACCACATACTTCAAGTTTGTGAACGATCTCAAAGAACAAATTGAGATCGGAAAGTCGATTGTGAACTTCGCGACCAAGAAGGAGGGTCCAGAATTCCGTGCTGCAAGGCAGCTACTCAATGATCTTCTCATGATCAACGCCACAGTTCTCACACGTAAAGCCGCTCAACAAGAACGCAAGGCGCCTTTTGGTGTTCTAGTTCATGGCGACTCTAGTGTGGGTAAGTCCCACTTCACGAAGGCGCTGTACTACTACTACGGTAAGTTGTTCAATCTACCAATTGAGGACGATTACCGTTACGTGCGGCAAGCATCGGACGATTTTTGGTCAGGTTTCACCTCCCAAATGTGGTGTATTCAGTTGGACGACATTGCGTTTCTGAACACGGAGAAGGCTATGGAGGACAAATCTCTTATTGAGATGTTGGCTATTGTCAACAATGTTCCCTACACGCCAAACCAAGCTGCTCTCGAGGATAAGGGTAAAACTCCGCTCCGAGCTAAGTTCGTGGTTGCTACCACTAACTCAAAGTCGCTCAATGCAGAGCCCTACTTCCACTGTCCTTTAGCAGTTCAGCGTCGACTCCCGTGGGTGATTACAATCAGACCCAAGGTGGAGTATCGCCGTGATGACAATCCGTCCATGTTGGACCCTTCGAAGCTCACCGGAGCCCAAGGAGGCTGGCCTGACTATTGGCTCATCTCTGTTGAGAGAGTCATCAAGGATGGAGAGAAGGATGGCCGCTCACTTGCAAAGTTTGCTCCAGTCAAGGACTTTGATGATATCAACTTGTTCTTTGATTGGTTCAAGGATGTCGCCACTCTCTTCGAATTCCACCAGGACAAAGCCATGGGCGATGACATTTCTATGAGCGAGTTCAACCTCTGCTCGAAGTGCAACCGCGTTAACTGTGATTGTGTTGTGGATGTGGAGTTTCCAGTTTCTACTGGACCTATGGAACTTCAGGCTAAGAACGTTGTCGTTCTGCCCTCGGAGGCAGCTCTCACTGGTCAACACACATCCACGTATGTCGAAGGAGCTCTTGAAGAAGTTCACGTCTTTTCGGAAAGTCGAGGTCAATGGAACTGCTCTGTCACTGTGAACCGTAACGGGAATTTCGTGCGCAAGTATACTTCACCTGTTCAAGTTTCTTTTGAAACACTTATGGAGAAACAGTCGGAAGATATGCGAGACTATGCTGAGGTGTTGGAGGAAATCCTGCGCATCCAGATGTCGCGTGAACCCACTATTCAAGGTCGTTTTGTTGGTTCTATCATGCGCACCATGTGCTTGCTGTATGTTCAACACACTTGGTTCCGCAATTTACTGAACTACTTTGGAGGTAAAGAGTGGGTTCGATCTTGTGTATTGTACCTTGTTAGGTGCTATGCCCCAGTCAATAGTATGACTCGTAAGATCTTCAGCGCAGTTGGCACCTTGGTCGAAAGCGTGTATCTCACCCCTCGTTGGAAGAAAGTGGTCATTGGACTTGGACTTATGTCTATCACTGCTATTGGAGCCAGTTGGGCCATGAAGGAAAAGGTTATACCTATTCCGGATGATGGTTTGGATTGGGAATCCGATGAGGAAGATGACATCCCTGTACCAATGACGGTTCAAGGAGCTAGATTGTCCGTTACCGAGGATTTCTTTAAGAAGAACCAAAAGGAGGCGGTCTGGAAGAATAACAGTGATTTCACTACTTCCCTTGATGTGCACCCCGCGTGTCTCAACACTAAGGTGCTCACTCCTGAGATCATGCACAAGAAGATCTTGCGCAATATGGCTCGAATCCGCGTCCACATTGGGAACGGAGCAATTCGACCGGGCAACATGTTTTGTGTTGGAGGTCACCTCTGGGTGTCTGATAACCACATGTTTGAATTCAAGGAGAGTGCAGTTTTGGAGATCCTTTTGGACCCTAAGAGCGAGGGAGTCACCCGAAACCGATCCGTTTTGATTGACGAGAGCAATTGCTATCGTGTGCCAGGACGTGATCAAATTTGGTTGTGGCTTACGTGCATCGATGTTCGCACGGATCTCACCAAGTTCATCATGGGTCCCAATTTGCATGGAGTAGTTCGTGGCCACTTTGTTGGTTTCGATAAATACATCCAGCCTGCAATTGGAGAGGTTCGCGCCATCCACCGAGACACGATCAAAGCGTATGCTGAAGGTTGTGTTCAGGATTACTGGTTTGGAACAGTCGAGACTCCATCCCAAAACGGAGATTGTGGACGAGTGCTCGTATCCAACTCGCCGCATGCTACAATCCTTGGTTTGCACCAATTGGGAGGCAATGGACTTGAAATTGCCAATATTGTCCTACACAAGGGACATGTTGATGAGGCGTTAAAACACTTTGGTAAACCCCTCATTTCAGCTAGTGCCCCCAAGCTCACAGCACCAGATGCACCCCGCACTCTAGGGCCTCTTAAAGAGCGCTCACCACTTCGTTGGTTACCTCAGGGCAACATTGTTTCGCATGGGAGTTTTACAGACTATGCTCGCGTTCCACGCTCGAAGGTTAACTTCACGCACCTTGGCGAGAAGATCCTTGAAGAACGAAATTGGGAAAGGCGGGTCGGTAAACCCGATCTCGCTAGCTGGTCTCCATGGCACCATGCTTTGAACGATATCACAGCCCAGACATACAATATCAAGGCAAGTACGCTTGCTCACTGCGTTGAAGCTCTCGTGGCAGACATTACAACTGGTTTGCCAGCTGATTCCTTGCGAGACTTGCAGAAGGTGGACCGTATCAATGCCATCAATGGTGTGCCTGGTGTGGCTCACCTTGATAAGATGAACTTCTCAACCTCTATGGGAGAACCATGGTGCACAACCAAGAAGAAGTATCTTGTTCCAGCGCCTACTGATTCTATCCCTCTGGCTCAGGTTTTTACGCCAGATGTTATGGAGCGTATCCAGAACATTGAGGATGATTACAAGAACGGGATTCGTGCTTGTCCTGTCTACTCCGGACAGAAGAAGGATGAAGCTCGTCCTTTCAAGAAACTGGTGGATGGCAAGGTCCGTATTTTTACTGGATCTCCTGTTGACCACTCAGTGGTTGTTCGACAATATCTGCACACGTTCACAAAAGTGATGACTGAGAACAAGGTGCTTTTTGAGTGCGCAATTGGATGCTCAGCTCAATCCCTTGAGTGGGAACAATTGCACGAGTACTTGGTTCAACACGGTTTTGGCCGAATGATCGCTGGTGATTATGGCAAATTTGACAAGAAGATGACGTCGGACATCATTCTAGCAGTTTTTGATGTGATCATCGCCGTCTTGCGGTTTGCAGGTTGGTCTGAAGAAGAGTTGTTGCCTATCTATGGCATTGCAGAGGATACGGCCTTCCCTTTCGTTAATTTGGGAGGTGACCTCGTCATGACCTACGGAATGAACCCATCAGGCCATCCTCTTACAGTGATTGTGAACTCAATTGCCAATTCACTCTACATGCGCTATGCGTATTGCGAGTTGGGGATGTGTGAAGCCTGGGACTTCAAGACCTTTGTCAGTTTACTGACGTATGGGGACGACAACGCTGCTGGAGTCAGCGAAGAACGTCCGTGGTTTAACCACACAGCAATTTCCGGTGCTCTTGCTCACATTGGAGTAGAGTACACAATGGCTCAGAAGGACGCTGAGTCGGTCCCTTATATTCGTATGGACCAAATTTCCTTCCTGAAGCGCCTTTGGCGTTTTGATGCCGATGTGGGTGCTTTATTGTGCCCACTCGAAGAAGCCTCTATTGAAAAGATGCTTACGGTGTGTGTTGAAGGGAAGACTCTTTCCCCCGAGCAACACCAGATTGAAGTGATGAACTCTGCGGCAGGAGAGTGGTTTTTCTACGGGAAGGAAC